GAAGGCAACACCTTCCGCGCCACCGTGTCCACTGTCGCCGAGCGTTCGTCGCTCGACGCCAAGGCAGCCGAAGCCAAGCTCCGCGAGCTGGGCGTTGACGGTCGGTGGTTCAGCAAGAACCAAAAAGTAGCCAAGGGCTACACGACCGTAAAGGTCGTAGCGAGAAAGGCATGAACATGGAACTCTTAGACCGCAGCCGCTATCGCCTGTGCGAGGACAGCAAACTTCTCGAGGAGGCAAAGTACAACCCCACCGCAGAGCTGGCCGTAGTGCTGGCCGAGCGTCTGGAAGAAGTGCAGTTCGAAAACGACAAAGAGATCGAAGAGCTGCGGGAACGCGCCGCCGACTTTGAACGCGACGCCAACCGGCTCGACGACGAGCTTTGCGAACTGCAACATAAAATCGACGTGCTTGAGCTGATGCTCAGTACGCGCGACGAAACTATTGAAGAACTGAAAAAAGGAAACTGATAGATGATAAAGATCGAAGTAACAGGCAACAGCATCGGCGAAGTGGCCGACAAGCTGCTGGCCATCGGTGCCAGCCTGCAAAACACTATCACGGTGTACGATACGCCAGCCCGCAAAACCCCGCCCAAAAAAGCAGAGGTTATGCCGGAGGTCGCCGAAGCCGCACCCGTGGACCCTACTCCGGCCCCCAAGAGTGCCCCCGCTGCTACAGTCTCCGAGAGCCAGCCAACGACGACGGAACCCTCTTCTACCCCTGCCCCTGCGGCATCGGTCTCTGAAGACGAAGAGCTGGAGGTCGTTGACCTGCCAATCGCCACGCTCGACATCGAAGCCGACGTGCGCCCTCTGATCCTCAGCGTCGTTGAGAAGCGCGGCAAGCCGGTTATGGAAGAGCTACTGTCCCGCTTCGGCGTGGTTAAGGCGTCCCACATTGAGCCAGCCCTGCTCCCCGAACTGGTCGCCCTCATGCAAGAGGCGTTGGCGAAGTGAGCGTCCACGCCAAACTAAGCCCGTCCGGCGCACACCGCTGGATGGCCTGCCCCGGCAGCGTGGCGCTTGAGGCACCGTTCCCCGACAGCAGCAGTGAATTTGCTGCCGAGGGGACACTGGCCCATGAGCTTGCGTCAGAGTGCCTCATAAGCGGCGCAGACCCCGCGCTGTTGATCGGCAAGCCAGCCACCGTTGACGGCTTCGACTTCACCATCGACCAGACTATGGTTGACCACGTCAAGGACTATATGAGCCTTGTCCGTGAGTATGCGCAAGGCGGTGAGCTTCTGGTTGAGAAGCGCGTCGGCATCGGCCACCTGACCGGTGAGGAAGGCGCGGGCGGCACGTCCGACGCAATCATCATCAAGGGCAGCGAGATCATCATCGTTGACCTGAAGTACGGCATGGGTGTGCGCGTTGACGCGGGCGGCAATCCGCAGCTCATGATCTACGCCCTCGGCGCGCTGAACGAGTACGACCTCGTCGCCGACTTCGACACGGTCACGATGGTCATCCACCAGCCGCGCCTGAACCACGTCAGCGAGCACAGCATTCCCGTCGCGGAGCTGCTGGAGTTTGCTGATAAGGTACGCGAGGTAGGCAAGCGCATTGCCAGTATGCCATTAGATATGACCATGAAGTGCAAAAACACGGGTGGGCCTGCGCTTGACTACAGCGAGTGGTTCAAGCCCGGCGAGAAGCAGTGCAAGTTCTGCAAGGCCAAGGCGACATGCCCAGCCCTGCGCGCCGAGATGGCCGAAGTGGTCGGCGGTTCGGCGGACATCAGCGACTTTGCCGATCTGGTGCCGCAGGAAATCACGTCCGAGACCAGCGACAACTACCTGCCCGTGGCCATGTCGAAGATTGAAATGGTCGAGCAGTGGTGTAAGGCTGTGCGTGCGGAAACCGAACGTCGCCTGCTTGCGGGTCAGCCTGTCACCGGATACAAGCTGGTCGAAGGACGCGCTGGCAATCGCGACTGGAGGGACGCAAAGGCCGTCGAGGAGATGATGAAGAAAACCTTCCGCATGCGTGACGATCAGGTCTATGACTTCAAGCTGATCAGCCCCACAAAGGCCGAGAAGGTGTTCAAAGAAAACCCCAAGCGCTGGGCGAACCTGCAAGAGCAGATCGTTCGGAGCGAGGGCAAGCCATCAGTGGCACCCGCCACCGATAAGCGGCCAGAGATGGTCGTAAAACCCGTCATGGATGATTTCCGTGACTTAACTGCAAACTGAGGAAATGAAAAATGCAAGTAATGCTTAAAAATATCCGTATCGCCTTCCCAGCTCTGGGCACGCCGCAATCCTTCGGCGAGGGCGAGCCAGCCTACGGTGCAAAGCTGATCGTCGACCCGAAGGGCGAACACGTGAAGCAGATCAAGGACGCCATCTTGGAGGCAGCCAAGGACAAGTGGAAGGACGAGGCGCAGGAAGTTATCGACGCCCTGACCGACGACCGGAAGGTCTGCTTCGTTGAGGCCGAATACCGCAACAAGAAGACACGCCAGCCATATGCGGGCTTTGAGGACAAGTTCTACCTGTCCGCACGCAACGCAGGCACGCAGCCTACGGTCATTGACCGCCTCGGCAACGAAGTCAAAAGCACCGCAGAGATTGAGCGTCTGATCTATTCGGGCTGCTACGTCCACGCGTCGGTCGACATCTGGCCACAGGACAACAAGTGGGGTCAGCGCATTAACTGCACCCTGCGCGGCGTCATGTTCGCCAATGACGGCGAGAACTTTGGCGGCAGCGCACCAGCCTCAGCCAGCGAGTTCGCTGACTTTGCGGTTGACGCGGAAGACCTCCTGTAATGTCGGACATCGGACACAACCTCGTCGCCGGTGACGAACTTCGCCTTCTGGTCGAGCGTATCGAAAAGATGGAGGAGGAGAAGAAGGACCTCGCCGCCGACATCAAGGACGTTTATTCCGAGGGCAAGTCTCGCGGATTTGACGCCAAGATCATCCGGCAGATCGTCCGTCTCAGGTCCATGGACCCTGACAAGCGGCAGGAAGAACGCTACCTTGTTGACACATATGCGTCGGCTATTGGCCTCGATCTGATTTAACGCTATAGGGACGGCGCGGCGGTTGGATGCTTCGGCATCAGTTGGAAGCAACCGTCGCGCCCTCTTTTCTGGCGGACCGCGCCACGCACCGGGTGATCCCTCCCCCGTTGTTGGTAACTAGCGCGGCGCGGTCCACCAGAATTGAGGGACACATGACAACACTTTACCTAGACCTTGAGACCTACAGCCCCGTGCCGATCACGCACGGCACGCACCGCTACGCCGAAGAGGCGGAGGTGCTGCTGGTCGCCTTTGCGTGGGACGATAAGCCTGTACAGGTGGTTGATTGCACGGGCGTGTGGCCTGAGTTCGCCCCCAGCCTGCAAGCGGCTATCGACAAGGCCGACACCGTCGTCATCCACAACAGCCACTTTGACCGCACCGTGCTGCGCCACTGCGGCGTGAACGTGCCTGTTGAGAAGATACGCGACACGATGGTGCAGGCGCTGGCCCACAGCCTTCCCGGCTCGCTGGGCACGCTCTGCGACGTCCTCGGCGTGCCTACCGATAAAGCTAAAGACAAGGCGGGCAAAAAGCTGATACACTTGTTCACGAAGCCACGGCCAAAGAATATGAAGTTGAGGAGAGCGGACAGTGTCAGTCACCCCACCGAATGGAATGAGTTCATCGAATACGCCCGCCTCGATGTGGACGCGATGCGAGACGTATATGGACGCCTGCCGAATTGGAACAATAGTCGGAGTGAGCGGAACCTTTGGCGAATTGACCAAGGAGTTAATGACCGTGGCATCGCCATCGACCTTGAACTCGCCCACGCAGCCCTTCGAGCTTTTCGAAGAACTTCAGGAACTCTGGCCGCTCGTGCAGCCGATCTGACAGGCGGACACGTAACGAAGCTGACGCAGGGCGCGCGCTTCCTACAGTATCTGCGGGATTACCACAATTTCACCCCAAACAACTTGACCAAGGGCACGGTCGCGGAACTGCTCCGCAGCGATGGGCTTACGCCCTATGTGCGTGAGCTGTTGGAGATACGGCAGCAGGCGGCGGCCACCTCACCGGCTAAGTACAAAGTGCTGCTTGACGCTACGTCGTCCGACGGTCGCCTGCGCGGCACGCTACAGTTCTGCGGCGCATCGCGCACAGGCCGTGACGCGGGGCGGATATTCCAGCCGCAGAACCTGCCGCGTCCGACGATGGACGCCGACGTGATCGAGGGCGGCATCGCGGCGATGAAGCTGGACTGCGAAGACCTGCTGTTCGACAACGTGACCGACCTGTGCTCGTCCGCCGTGCGCGGCTGTCTGGTGGCCCCTGCGGGCCGCAAGCTGGTCATCGCCGACTTGTCCAACATCGAGGGCCGCGTGCTTGCGTGGCTGGCGGGCGAGGACTGGAAGGTCAAGGCCTTCTACGACTTCGACCGGGGCATCGGGCACGACCTGTACGTGGTCGCCTACGCCAAGGGCTTCAACGTCGACCCCGAGGTCGTTGTCGACAACAAGAAGAACGGCGACGGGTCCATGCGCCAGTACGGCAAGACGATGGAGCTGGCGTGCGGCTATCAGGGCGGCGTCGGAGCCTTCCGCACGATGGGCGGCCCTGCGGTCGCGGCCATGACGGACGAGGAAATCCAGCCACTGGTCAGCGCGTGGCGCAAGTCGCACCCCAATGTGGTTAAGCTCTGGTACGGCGTCGAGGCTGCGGCCAAGCAGGCCATTCGGAAGCCGGACGACCTGTCCCACTACGACAGGCTCCAGTTCGACATGAAGGACGACTGGCTGCGCATCAAGCTGCCCAGCGGGCGCTACCTGTCCTACCGCAACGCCAAGATCGAGGACGGACGCATCACGTTCGAGGGCGTGAACCAGTTCACCAAGAAGTGGGAGCGGATCGAGACCTATGGTGGCAAGCTGGTTGAGAACATCGTTCAGGCCGTCGCACGCGACGTCTTCATGACCGGCATGGTCGGCGCGGAGAAGCTAGGCTACGAAGTCTGCATCCGCGTGCATGACGAGCTGATCACCGAGGTGCCGGACACGGACGACTATTCGGTAGAACAACTGGCGTGGGCCATGGCCACCAACCCGTCGTGGGCCGTCGGCCTGCCGCTGGCTGCGGCTGGGTTCGAGACCTACCGCTACAAGAAGGACTGAGGCATGCTCACGCAATTAAACCCGTCGATCCCTATGGACACGCCCAAAGGCTCTGGCCTTGCGCTGGCCGTCATCGACTACGGGCTGGAACACAGCCTGCTCTGGGTGGTCGCAATCGACGACACAGGCGAGGTCTGGTGCGTGCCGAACGCTGACGTCCGCATGCAGAAGAACTGGTCTGCTGGGCGGTTGGTCGAATGACGCCCGCAGGCAAACTACAGGACTATCTGAAGCAGAAAGTGCAGAAGAGTGGAGGTCAGTACCGCAAGGTGCGCTGGGAGGGCCGCAACGGCTGCCCTGACTGCTTTGTGTGGTGGCAGTGGCCGCACGCCGCCTTCATCGAGATAAAGGCGTTCGGCGACCGCGTCAGCAAGGTACAGGATCGCGAGATCGAGCGCATGCGGATGTACGACTTGCCGGTGTACATTGCGCGGTCGAATGAAGACATAGACGAAATTGTGGAAAAGATAAGACATGACACGGACGTTTAAGCCACACGACTATCAGCAGGACGCCATGCGCTTCCTGTACGACGTGCCGCGCTGTGCGCTGTGGATGCCGATGGGTGGCGGCAAGACCGTCACCACGCTCACGGCGCTGGACAACATGTCCCTCGTGGACGACATCTACCCCGTGCTCGTGCTGGCACCGCTGCGCGTCGCGAAGTCAACGTGGCCCGAGGAGGTCCAGAAGTGGGACCACCTGTCGCACCTGACCGTCAGCGTCATCACCGGCACGCAGAAGCAGCGCGAGCGTGCGGTGGCCAAGGACGCCGACATTTACACTATGAATTACGACAACATCGGCTGGCTCCGCAGGGAGTTGGGCGACGCGTGGCCGTTCAAGACTGTGGTCGCGGACGAGTTCACCCGCCTGAAGTCATTCAGGCTGCGTCAGGGAGGCTCTAGGGCGCGCATGCTGGGTCAGGTGGTCCACGGAGAGGGAAGCCGCTTTATCGGCCTCACAGGGACGCCAGCGCCCAACGGGGTCAAAGACCTGTGGGGGCAGATATGGTTTCTGGACAAGGGCGAGCGTCTGGGCCGCACGTTCAGCGCCTTCGAGCAGCGGTGGTTCCGCAAGGGGTACGACGGCTACAGCCTTGTGCCTTACGAGCACACGCAGCGTGAGGTCGAGGAGAAGCTGCGCGACGTCTGCCTGACCGTCCGTGCGCTGTCCGTCGAGGAGCCGAACGTGGTGCCAGTCTACTGCGACTTCATCCCGTCGGTGCGCAAGCTGTACGTGTCGATGGAGACGGAGATGTTCGCGCAGCTCGCGCAGAACGAGGTCGAGGCGGCCAACGCCGCCGTGCGGACGCAGAAGCTGTTGCAGATATCCAACGGCGCGCTGTACGTGGGCGACGAGGGGAAGTGGGAGGAGATACATAATGCCAAGCTGGATGCGCTGGAAAGCATTATTGAGGAGGCTAACGGCGCGCCCGTGCTGGTGGCCTATAACTTCAAGCACGATCTCGAACGTCTACAAGCTCGTTTCCGTCAGGGTCGGGTGCTGGACGCTAACCCTGATACGATCAGGGATTGGAACGCCGGGCGGGTGCCGATACTATTCGCTCACCCTGCGTCGGCGGGGCACGGCCTCAACCTCGCGGACGGGGGCAACATCCTCGCCTTCTTCGGGGTCAACTGGAACTTAGAAGAGCACATGCAGATCATCGAGCGCATCGGCCCCATGCGGCAGAAGCAGGCGGGGCATGATCGCCCGGTGCTTATATACCCGATACTGGCGCGCGACACAGTGGACGAGGTCGTCATGGAGCGCCTGTCAAGCAAGCGCAGCATTCAAGAAGTGTTACTAGAAGCAATGAAATCTCGGAGGAAGAAATGAAAATTATCAAAGAGATAAACGAGGAACTTAACGAAATGGCTAAAGTGCCAGAGCCAAAGGCCGCCGAACTGTTGGGCCGCGCTGCGGCGCACATGCACGACCGATCCACGACCTATGACGAGCCAGAGGGCGAGCGTTCGATGGGCAAGATCGTTACGGCCTTCAACGCCATCACGGGGCGCGACCTGACCGAGAGCGAGGGGTGGATGTTCATGCAGCAGGTCAAGCTGGTGCGCCTGTTTACGCGCAGCGACTACCACGCCGACAGCGCCGAGGATAATATTGCCTATGCCGCGTTGCTGGCCGAAGCGAAGGGAGACGGACGTTGAGCGAGGACAGCTACGACAAGGTGCTGGTCGCGTTAAACATGCCCCGCACCCGCGAAAACTATTTGTGGGTGATGTACGACGGCAACATTCCAGAAGATTGGGACGAAGAGGCCGAGGAGCAGTTGCCCCCCGACCTTCGTATTATTTGACTTGGAACATGCGGCGCACGGGTTTTCCGAGCAAGTCCGCAATCAGGAAACGAGCCTCGTCCGGCGAGCTGGAGTTGTTCCAGATGTCGGCGATGGCCTTCTTCAACTCAGGCGTTTTGCCTTCCTGACCCCAAAGATCGCGAACGCCTTCCCACGTGGCAGACTGCACTTCGCGCGGCGCGTCGAAACCCATTTCCTTCGCGGCCAAGGTGTGCATGTCCGAGATAGGGCCGTACAAGCCCTTCGACCCTGTGCGGGCCACATCAGCGGCTGCGGGAGGCATACCGATTTTTGAAGGCCCAAGGCCCATGGCACGGTACACGATAGGGTCGTTACCTCCGCCGGGGAACAGGGAGGCTGCGCCTGCACTGTGCGTGTCGATAGTCGATATAGGCGCAGCGCTGTAAGGGTTGGCGATGTTGTTGAAGAACGACGGCACTTTGCCGCCTCCCAACAGTTGTGCGTTTATCCCTTCCATAGATGGGTCGTCCATGATGGCCAGAGCCTTGCTGACGCTGTCGCCGCTGCCCCAAGTCATACTGCCGTATGGCTCTCCATACTCGCCAGAAAGGTCTATTTTGCGGACCATCGGGTCGTTCCTCGTGGCGTCAGCCAAAGAAACGCGGGCGAATTTATCGAACTTGTCGGTCAGTTCTTCGTAGGGCATGGACGCGATGCGTTCTGCGTATTCGGGACCACGCGCCGCGATAGCTCCGGGGCTTTTCGTCTCCAAGCGACCTTCGATATATTTGCGCGCAGCAGCGGGATCGGTGGCGAACCGGTCGCCGTACATGTCCATCATGCGGTCTACGCGGGCCACGTTAATGTCCCAAGGCGTTTGCGGTGACGTTACCGCAGCAACGCCGTAACCTGCCTGTGGCGGCAACCCAGCGCGTTCAGCGGCGCGTTCCGACACCATCTGCGCTGTTGGGTACCAACCCCGTGCGGCTTCTACTTTCTCCGGCGACATCAAGTCCGACATGATGAACTTGAGGTTGTCCGCGCCACGGCGAACACCTTCCTCGTATATCCGTTCGGGGCTTGCGCCAGCCATGCCACGCATAAATGGCTCTTCGGCGAGCATGTTCATGTTCTTTTCGAAGGCAGGAGGCGCAGCGCGCAATGCTTCTCCGGTCTGGATAAGAAGTTGCTCGTCTGGGTTGCCTTGGGTCGCATAGTTCGGCGCGGTAGGACGCCGCGTGCTTACCATGAACGGGCTGTCGGCTCCTTCTAATTGTGCGGGACGTTTTGCCGCTAACGGTTTTGCTTTAGGCGCAGCGGCCTTCGCTGCACCTTTGACCGCCGACTTTTCTGTGGCTTTTACCGCACCTTTAACAGCGGTCTTCTCCGCCGCTTTAACCGCTTTACGCGTGGCAACGCCTGCGGGCCGACCGAGGATAGGTATGGCGGACAGCACGGCGGTTCCCGCCAATGCTTCCATCTTCTCAGCCTCAGCGTCGCGGCCCTGTGCGCGCAGCTTGCGTGCGCTTTCGCGGACGTCACCGAAGTCACGAATGGCGGCGAGGGGTGAGAAGATTGCATCTTCGATAAACGCGTTCGGGTCTTCCGTCGCCGCGTCATAGGTAGCTTTCGCGATGCCTTTGACGTCGCGGCCAACGCTTGAGGGTGTTGACGACTTGATGTATTTCACAACGCGGCCCGGTATCGACGCGATCCCGCTGCCGAGTTTGCCTGTATTCGCGGTCGCCGCTTCATTGGCGCGGCGACGCTCGGCCTGCTTCGCCTCAAAGCGGCGCTTCTGCGCCGCTTCGGCGTTCTTCTTGCGAACCGAAAGACTACCCGCCATTAACGTAACCCCTCTTAGCGGCGCATGCCGTAGTGTCGTGCCAGATCGGCGATGGATGCCATGCCGCCGTTGCGGAACGCCTGAACGGTGCCGCCACGGTACATGCCCTGCACCGGCATCGAGAGTTCCGAAAGGTCTTTGACGCGGCGACCTGTCGCCAGTTCGACGTACGTGTCCGTCTCGGGGTCGTACTCGACGGCCTTGTCACCGAACATCGTCAACCCTTTCTCAGGGACAGGTGCCGTCTCAGGGACCGCCGCGACAGCAGCCGGAACTATCCCGTAACTATCCGCGAGATCAGCTATGCCTTGTGACGGGTTCCGAGTTCCGGTGACAGTAATCTGCTCCTCGGCTGCCACGTCACCCGCTGGCACCACAGGGGCACCAACGTACTTGTCAGCCAGCGCCTGCGCGTCGATCTTGTCGAGCATGGTGCCTGCCTGCGTCCCCGCCAGAAACAGTTCAGGATATTTCTGGTAAAGCTCGGCCAGCTCAGTGCCAACGGTGCCGAGACCTTGGCCAAACTTCGAACCGGTAACGGCGTCAAACGCACGCGCACCAGTGCCAGCAAGGCGGCCTGCGCCGTAAACCATCTCACCCACTACACGCGGCGAAAACAACGGCGCGGCAAGCAAGGTCACGTTACCCAAAGCTGGGCTGACTTTGCTTATGCCGCGAGGCGGGAAGGCACTCACTGTCTGGCCAGCAAGCGTTTTTTCCAATACGCCTGTAGGATCCATCTCAAACATGCGCTCGGCCTGCGCGGTGCGTGCACCGAAGCCTGTATTCACGTTGTTGCGGAAGATACTCTGAAGTTTACGCGCCGACGTATCAACGGATGCTGTCGAACCGAGGCTAAAAGACTTCTCTATCTGTTGCGCTTCGTTTGCGGCTTTTTCATAGTCGCGCATGATATTCGCGTAGAGATCGTCGTGGTTCACCAGTTCTTGGCGCACGGCGTTGTACGTTTGTTTGGCGATGCCAGCGGCCTTGCTGTCAACCGCGCCGTTTATTTTAGAACCGATGTCGTACACGTCGCGCTTGAATTGGTCCATCGAGAGCGGCAACAAAAGACTTGGATCTGCGGCGGCCTTCTGCGCGTACTCTTGCACGAAGGAGTTCATTTTCTCCCATGCAAGATGGTCCGCAGGACGCTCGCCTTTGCGGGAAGACCATGTGTCGTAAGACTTAGGCTTTAGCTGCTGCATGCGCTGCTCGACTTTACCGATGTCAAGCGGTGTCGGTGTCCGCCCAAACTTCGCCATCGCATCGTTGTACCTCTGCGATGCTTGTGCCCGCATCTGGCCAACAATGTCTTGTGCGGAGGCAACTACGTCTTCCGCCGTCCGTTCTGGGTTGCGCATTGCCTCCGTGAAGGCTTCGCTGGCTGGTGTCGGCGCACCTGCGCGACCACGAGCAAAGCCTGCGGATGCAGCGGTGTCTACGGATGCTCCGCCGACACCGGGTAAGAAGCCCGCAGCTTCGCCCGGCAACCGTTCTATGCCGGTAACCACATTAGGTGCAACGGTCTTAGCCTTCTGGTATGCTGCCGCAGGGACATCAGCGGCCAGCGACACTACTCCAGACAGTGGGTCGATGACCCGTCCGGCGGTGGATACGCCTTCGCCCAGCTTTGTAAGACCAGCCGTCTTGAGCGCAAAGCCCGAACCGCTCAGAAGCATGCTGGCGTCGCCGAGGAACGCGAGGGGGTCTTTTATGAGGTAGCGCTGTAGGTTGTCCACGCCGCCGTATTGCTCTTCGAGTACCTTAGCTGCCGCCTGTACAGTCGGGTCTTCGGTGTCGCCTTGCAAGAGCGCGCCTGCCAGATCGGCAGTCGTCTTGATGGTGTCAATCGGGTTGGCAATCATCCCGCCGAGGCCGGTGACCAACTGCGCCGCGCTTTCGGGCAGGTTACGCCCTGCCTGCGCAACGGTTTCGAACAGACCGGCGTCCTTACTGGCGGCCTCGTCAATCGCCTTATAGTCTATCCCACCGCGCTGCGCGGGTGGAAGTTTGAACGTCTCTGCGTTGTCGATAGCAGTCTGCGCTTCGTAGTTGCCGCGCTGCCCCTCGTCGATGAAGCCTTCTTTGACTGCCGCGTCGGCGAGTAGCTTGGCGTAACCTTCAGCCGTAGCACCTTCGCTTTTCGTGTACGCGTTGATGCTGCTCTCCGCCTCTGGTGAAAAGCGGAAGCCTTTGACGTCCTCGCCGGAGACGCGCATGCCTTCTGGCGCGGACAAGAGGCCCGAACGCTCGGCGACCTTATCAACAGGTTTCTGTTTGGCGTCGTACGCAAGGATCTTGTCCTTGTACAACGTCGCGGGGTGCGTTCCGAGTACGGTTGTTGGGTCCAAAGGCTCGACGCCG